GTCCGAGAACGAGCGGCTGAAGGTGGAGCAGAGCCTCGGCACGCTGGTGCCGGCGGCCGAGGTGGAGGCCGACTACGCGGACCTGGTGAAGACGGTGGTCCAGTTCATGGACACCCTGCCCGATGTGCTCGAGCGGGACTGCTCGCTGTCACCGCCGCAGGTGATCAAGGTTCAAGAGGCCTGCGACGAAGTGCGCATGGCGATGTTCAAGAAGGTGACCGGCGACGAGGGCGAGGATGTACGCGACAGCGCGTAGCGTCCGCCTGGACACCGCGACCATGCTGCGGCCGCCGCGGCGTGTCCTTCCCAGTGAGGGTGCCCGCGCGCTGGAGATCGCAAACCCGTCCGGCTCTTTCGGTCCGTGGTCTGCATCGGTGGCGCCGTACATGGTGGAGCCGCTGGACGAGACCTCCAGCCGCTTGTTCGAAGCGGTGGTGTTCGTGGGTCCTGCGCGTTCGGGCAAGACGGTTGCGCTGGTGGACGGCCGCTTGGCCTACACGATCACCTGCAACCCGTCCGACACGCTCATCGTCCAGACCACGAAGGACACCGCCGAGGACTTCAGCAAGACCCGCATCAGTCGCGCGATCGCGAACAGCCCGAAGCTGGCCCGCCAGCTCAGCCCCCGCGCTCACGACGACAACGTGCTGCTGAAGTTCTTCCGGTCGGGCATGGCGCTACGGTTCGGCTGGCCATCGCTGTCCGTCCTTTCGGGCAAGGACATCCACGACGTGCTGATGACGGACGTGGACAACTTCACCGGCGACCTCGGCATCGATGAAGCCTTCGGCCTCGCGCTGAAGCGCATTCAGACGTTCATGTCGGCAGGCATTTGCGTCGCCGAGTCCAGCCCAGCCAAGGACTACACGGACGGGCAGTGGAAGCGGAGCACCCCGCACGAGGCGCCGCCGGCGCCTGGCATCACCGCGCTGTTCAACCGCGGCGACCGCCGGCGCTGGTACTGGCCGTGCATGGAGTGCGGCAGCTACTTCGAAGCCGCACCTGGCATCGATCGCTTCCTCCTGCCACCCATGGAGGAACTGATCGAGCGGGTAGTCCGCGAGGACACCCTAGTGCTTGCGCGCCGCTTCTCGGTTCTCTTCTGCCCCTGCTGCGAGGTCGGGCTGGAGCATCGCTGGAAGAAGGAGATGAACTCGCGGGGGCGGTGGGTCGGCGAGGGCCAGACCATCGACCGCAGGGGGGAGCTGGCCGGTGAACGGATCCAGTCCAGGACCGCCAGCTTCTGGCTCGGCGGCGTTGCCGCCGCGTACCAGTCCTGGGAATCGCTGGTCGAGCGATACCTGCAGGCGCTCAAGACGTTCGCGACGACCGGCGAAGAGAAGTCGCTGAAGACGACCATCAACGTCGACCAGGCGCTCCCTTACCTGCCGATGTCGGCACGTTCCGCGCGAAGCCCCACGGCGATGCAGGAGCGCGCGGAGGACTGGCCCTTGGGCACGGTCCCCCCCGGTGTGCGGTTCCTTGTGGCTACCGTGGATGGCCAGGCGCACTCCTTCGTGGTGCAGGTCACCGGCTTCGGGCTGGGTGAGACAGGCCTCCTGGAGCGTTGGATCGTCGACCGGTTCACGCTGCGCACTTCGGAGCGCGACGATGGATCGGGCGGGAAGCTGCCGCTGGACCCGGGCAAGTACGTTGAGGACTGGGAGCGGCTGATCCCCAAGGTCATCGCGCGTCGCTACCCCCTTTGCGATGACACCGGCCGTTCAATGCCTGTGCGAGCGGTGGGCATCGACTGGGGCGGCAAGAAGGGACACGCGCCACGCGCGCTGGACTTCTGGCGCAGCCTGAAGCGTCGGGGCATCCACCATCGCGTGCGCCTGGTTAAGGGCGACGGCGGCAACGTCAAACGCGAATGGCTCTTCAAGGAAACGATGCCGGACGCGAGGAAGCGCAAGGATCGCAAGTCCGGCGCCGCCGGCGACGTGCCGCAGTTGCTGATCAACACGGACCAGGTGAAGGACCTCGTCGCTGCCAACATCGGTCGCGAGGAGCCAGGCGCCGGCTACTACCACTTCAACGCTGCGCTGCCGACCAGCTTCTACGAGGAACTGACCGCCGAGGTGCGGACGCCGACCGGGTGGAAGAACAGCGCGGAACTGCGCAACGAGGCCTTCGACCTCGCGGGCTATGCAGAAGTACTGGCCCTGTGGATGAAGGTGCCCGCAATCAACTGGGAGGCTCCGCCCGCGTGGGCCGCCCCGTGGGAACAGAACCCTGACGTGTCGCCAGATGGCGTACCCGCGGGGCCCGTACGTCCGGCGCGCCGGCGCGTGCTACGAAGCAACTACCTCAACAGGTAACCGATGGCCTTTACCTCGACCGACGTGCAGAGCCTCGAACAGGCGATCGCATCGGGAACCTTGCGCGTGAAATACGCGGATCGCGAGGTGACCTATCACAGCCTGGAGGCGATGCGCGCACTGCTGCGCCAGATGCGCACCGAGGTAAGTGACGCCGCCGGCACGCCGCGCCGCAAGCGTGTCATCCGCCTCTACCAGAATGGGAGGGGCTGAACGTGTCCGACAGCAACGTGACCTACCTCGGCGCGGGTCAGGGTCGCCGCCTCCGCGCGTTCCGCCCCTCCAGTAGCGGCCCCAATTCATCGCTGCAGGGGCTGTCGACCCTCCTCTCGCGAGCGCGCCACAACGCGCGCAACGACGCATGGGAGGTCACTGCGCTCGATAAGCGGGTGGCCAACGGCATCGCGACCGGCATCCAGGCCAAGGCCCTGTGGGGCACCAAGGAGCAGCAGAAGCAGATCAACAAGCTCTGGAAGAGCTGGCTGAAGACGAGCGATGCCGACGGCGTCCTGGACTTCTACGGCCAGCAGGCCCTGGCGTGGCGTGAGTGGGACGAGGCGGGAGAGGTGTTCGTACGGCTGCGCATGCGCCGCGCCTCGGATGGACTGCCGGTACCGCTGCAGGTTCAGCTGATCGAAGCCGAGCAGTGTCCGCAGAACTACTACGGCGTGGCGCCGAACGGCAACGCGATCCGTCGCGGGATCGAGTTCGACCGCATCGGCCGTCGCACGGCGTACTGGATGTACCAGGCGCACCCTGGCGACCTGCACATGGGTGAGGTCAATCCGCTGCAGCTGGTGCGGGTGCCGGCCGAGCAGATCCGGCATCTCTATCGGCCACTGCGTGCGGGCCAGCTCCGTGGCGTCCCTGGCTCCGCGTCGGTCCTGGTGCGCCAGTACGGCCTGGACCGCTTGCAGGACAACGTGCTGGAGCGGCAGGCCATCGCCAACCTGTTCACAGGCTTCTTCGAGGTGCCGCCAGGCGAAGACGAAGATGGTACGGGCGGCGGGCCGATCAAGGATCTGCAGAGCAGTCAGGATCCGGACGGCACTCCGCTGGGCGGCCTCGAGCCCGGGACCATGCAGGAGCTGCCGCCCGGCTACAAGGTGACCTTCTCGGAGCCGCCGACGGCGGGTTCGGAGTATGCGGAGTTCCTGCGCACCAACCTGATGGCGGTGGCCGCGGTACGAGGCGTGCCGTACGAGGTCCTCACCGGTGACCTCCGCAACATATCTGACCGCGCGCTGCGGCTGATCCTCAACGAGTTCCGGCGCCGGATCGAGATGGATCAGTGGCTCTACCTGATCCCGCAGCTCTGCCAGTTCGTGCGCGAGGCCTTCTTCGATCAGGCGGTGCTCGCCGGCAAGTTGACGATCCCAGGCTACGCGGAAGCCCGGGACGATGTCGTGGAAACGCTCTGGGTGCCCGAAGGCTGGCCGTACAGCCATCCGGTGCAAGACGTGGATGCCGACGTCAAGGCGATCCGCGCCGGCCTCACCAGTCGCACCAGGAGGACGCTGGCGCAGGGCGAAGATCCGGAGAGCGTGATGGATGAGCTGGCCAGCGACAACGCCGCCGCCGACGAGCGCGGCCTGGTCCTCGACAGCGACCCGCGCATGGTCAGCGCCGCCGGCCTGACACAAGCGCGCCCTGCAGGTACTCGACTGCCGGACACCACCGGCGAAGATGGAGAAGACGCACCATGAAGAACCCCTTTGGCGTCCTCGGGCGGCTGTTCAGCCGTTCCGAGTCCCCGCTGGTCACCCAGCTTTTCACCCACGTGATGGGTCGACCGCTCCTGGTCCACCCGTCCCTCGGCCAGCAGCTCCTCGCAGGGTACCTGGCGGGCGCTGTCGATGCTGGTGAACCGATGGTGGCCAGCATGCAGCTGGCTGGCGAGGCCGGCGCAGCTGGCGCATCCGATACGGTGACGCGCCAGATCCGGGTCCTGTCGATCAGCGGTGGCCTGGTGCCGCGACCGATCCCTGGCCTGTGCGATCCGGGCCCGCCGAGCTACGCCGCCATCGGCCAGCACATCGATGCCGCGCTGGAAGACGACACCGTGGCCGCGATCGTGTTGCGCGTGGATTCGCCTGGTGGCCTGGCCAGCGGCCTGTTCGATCTGACCGATCACATCCATGCCAGTCGCGGCACGAAGCCCATCATCGGCGTGGTGGACGACATGGCGTACAGCGCAGCCTACGCGTTGGTGGCGGCCTGTGACGAGGTCTGGGTGTCGCGTACCGGTGGCGTGGGTTCGGTGGGAAGCGCGGCGTTTCACATCAGCCAGGCCGGCTACAACCAGCAGATCGGCTTGGAGGTCACGCCGATCTACTCCGGTTCCCACAAGATCGATTTCAACCCGCACTTCCCCCTGAGCGAAGAAGCTAAGGCGCTTGCGCAGGCGGAGATCGACAGCCTGCGCACACTGTTCGTCGATTCGGTCGCGACCTATCGCGGCCTGACTGCGGACGTGGTCCGCGGCACCGAGGCCAGGACCTTCACCGGCCAGGCCGGCATCGACGTCGGCTTCGCGACGCATCTGGGCACTTTCGGCGACGCCATGGCCAGCCTGGAGGCGAGCCTCACCAGCCCGCCGCGGGCCGACGATGGCACGGCCTCGGATGACAGCGAGGCCGACGATGACCAGCCGCCGGCGTCGACCGCCACCGACAACCAGGATCCGGAAGACGACCAGCCAAATCCTGAGGCCGCCGCAACTTCGCCGGCTGCTGCGCTGGATTCCGAGGCCGCGCGACGGGTCGCCCTCGGTGAGTTCGCTGTGACGGTGAGCACCAGCACGCTACCGGCGGACCTGAAGGTTGCGCTGATCGCCCGGCCGCCGAAGGAGGGCCAGTCGGCCCAGGACGCGGTCGCCTACGCGGCGGCGGTCAACGACCTGTGCGCCGCCGCCGGGCCGGACATGCAGACCCTCGCCGCGAGCTTCATCACCAACGATACGCAGCTGGACGCCGTGCGCGCGCAGCTGCTGGCAGTGAAGGCCGAAGACGGCCCCGAGCTGCAGACCTCACCGCCGCCGGGTATCCACGGCGGTGGCGCCAATGCCGGCCGCTGGACGGCAACCATCCACCGCTTCGGCGGCAAATGATCCTAGGAGATCGTCATGACTGTTCTGAATGAGAGCACCCACACGGGTGAGTTCCTGATCGCCGAGCTGCCCGGACTGCTGAGCCGGAAGGAGGCGGTGCTGGCATCTGGCAACAATCTCGAAGCCGGCGCCGTACTGGGCCTGGTGGGCGGCGAGTACGTCGCGCTGGACCCGGCCGCCTCCAGCGGCGCCGAGGATGCGGTCGCGATCCTCTACGGTGCCGTGGACGCCACGGACGCCGATCAGCCGTGCGTCGTCATCTACAAGGACGCCGCCGTGCTGGGCACCTCTCTGGTGTGGCCGGCAGGCATCAGCGCCCCCAACAAGACCGCCGCGATCGCGGCGCTGGATGCCCTGGGCATCGTGATCCGCTGACCTCCCTCCCACCTTCGACCCCATGAACCCCGCACCCGCGGGGTTCGCCATTTTCAGAGCAGAGGAAAACGAACCATGGCTCACATCGACATCTTCAAGGACGACGCCTTCAGCGCCGTCGAACTGACCGCTGCCATCAACCGCGTCCCTTACCAGCCCGGCTTCCTCGGCGGCCTGAACATCTTCGAGCCGAAGCCGGTGCGCACGCTCAGCATCGCGATCGAGGAACAGGCCGGCAAGCTGACGCTGGTGCCGACCACCCCCCGCGGTGCGCCGCTGCCGCAGGCGGAGAAGGGCAAGCGCAACATCCGCGACTTCCGCACGGTTCGCGTTGCCAAGGGCAGCACCATCCGGGCCGACGAGATCCAGAACATCCGTGCCTTCGGCCAGGAGAGCGAGCTGAAGCAGGTGCAGGACGAGGTCATGACCCGCATGACCGAGCTGCGTGCGGACGTGGGCCTGACCCACGAGAACATGATGCTGGGCGCGGTCCAGGGCATCGTGCTGGATGCCGACGGCAGCACCCTCACCAACTGGTTCAGCGAGTGGGGCATCTCCCAGCCGGCCGAAATCGACTTCGACCTGGACAACGCGACGCCCGCCAGCGGTGCGGTCAAGAAGAAGTGCAATGAGGTGTTGCGCGGCATGGCCAAGGCCGCCAAGGGCGCTTTCACCCCGGGCACGCAGATCATCGGTCTCTGTGGCGACGCGTTCTACGATGACCTGACCACGCATGCGGAAGTCGTCAAGACGTTCCTCAACCAGCAGTCCGCCAACGAGCTGCGCGAGGGCTATGCCAACGTATTCGAGTCCTTCCGCTACGGCGGGATCACCTGGATCAACTACCGGGGCACCGACGATGGCACCACCGTCGGGGTGGGTAGCGACAAGGTCAAGTTCTTCCCGGTCGGCGCGCGCGGCGTGTTCCAGAAGGCAATGTCCCCCGGCGAGTCCTTCGACTTCGTGAACACTCCCGGCTTGCCGGAGTACGCGATGATCGTGCCCGACGAGAAGCGCAATGCGTTTGTGGATGTGGAGGTTTACAGCTACCCGCTGTACGTCTGCACCACCCCAGGCGTGCTGTACCGCGGCAAGCGCACCTGATAGGGTCCGGCCCGCCGCAGCGGGCCGGTTCAGCGCATGACGAACCCCGCACTCCAGGCGATGGATGCCCTCATCCACCGGCAGCTCGCAGCTGCCGGTCTGGCTGAGGGCGCCGAGTCCGCCCAGTACCAGCATCCCGAAGCCGGAGACCCCGTGCCCGTGCGCGCGTACGTCGACCGGAGCATGCAGCAGATGGGCGACATGGCCACCGAACACGGCCCGCGCACCATCGTCGCCTTGTTCAAGGCTGACGTACCGGACCCGCAGCCCGGGGCCACCATCACTGTCCAGACCGTGGGCGGGCCCGAGGTGTTCATCCTCGAAGCGCCGGACGCGGTCCAGGATGAATCCCTGAGCCGCTGGGTGGTGTCCCATGGCTAACACGCCGCAGGACATCTTCACTGCGATCGAGCAGCAGCTCAGCGCAATCAACGGATCCGCCGGCTACGCCACACAGATCGGCACGAAGATCTACCTGGGCCAGGTGCAGCGCACCGGCATGAAGGAGCACTCGATCGCCATTGGCGCGCGGTCCGGTCTGATCGACAGGACGGGCGAAACGCGGCTCGGGCGCGCGATGTCCTCCAAGGCGCGCCAGATCGACCTGATCATCGAAGCGGCGATGCCGAGCAAGCCGGAGCAGTTCCTGCAGGATGGACTGCTGATGCTCGAGGACATCGAGCGCGCCTGGGCAGCCCGCACCGGCCTGGCCGGCGCGCCCATCGGCAGCATCCGCCTCAACACCTGGTCGATCCTCGATCGGCCTGAAGGCCTGGACCGCACGGTCCTCCAGATCCTCGGCGAAGCAGAGTACCTGCGCGCCTGACCCCTACCGGCATTGCCGGCCCCCGATGAGCCCCGCCCCTGCGGGGCTCTTTCTTTTTCAGGAGAAGACACATGTCCGGTATGGTCCTTGCACTCGACGTCCGCGTCGCCTACGTCGACGCCGACGGCGTCCCCACCGGCGGCTTCATCGGCCTGGTGAACCCCGTCACCCTGGCCATCGAAACCCCCGAGCCGACCCGCACCCAGCGCATTTCCCGCCAGCGCGACAGCTACGGCGCAGCGCTGGACGAGATCGTCACCTCGAACCCGACCCAGGTGAACTTCAGCACCGACGAAACCGGCGATGCCGAAGTGCTGGCCTGGGGCCTCAATGGCGAGGCGGTCAACTACACGCAGGACGCCGCCACCGTCACCGATGCGGTGCACGCGGTCGAGAAGGGCAAGTGGCTGCGCCTGCCGCACCGTTCGATCAGTGGTCTGTCCATCGAGCCGGAGGGTGGTGGTACGCCCTACCTCCTCAACACCGATTACCTGGTCGATCCCATTAGCGGCATGGTGAAGATCACCGACGCCGGCGCGATCGCCACCGGCGACGTCCAGGTCAGCTACACCGCAGCTGCCCTGACCGGCAAGAAGGTGAATGCGGGCACCAAGTCGAACATCCGCGTGTGCATCGAGGGCGACGGTACCAACCGCGCCAACGGCAAGCGCGTGAAGGTGTCCATTCCGTGCGCCAGCCTCTCGGCCTCCGGCGCGCAGGACCTGGTGGGCGACGAGTTCCTGGTGAGCGAACTGACCGGCACCGCGATCAAGCTGCCGGGCCGCGAAGCCGTGGAAGTCGTCTACATCGATTGATCCCAGCGTTGGGGAAACCGGGCCCAGTCCTTCGGGGCTGGGCTTCTTTTTGCATGGGGGAGCGATGGCCAGGCCTCGCGTGACCTTCGATACCAAAGGCCTGAAGCGCGGCGCCAGCCGCCTCCTGAAAGCCCCAGATCGCGCGCGCACCGCCGCCAATCGCGCCATGTCCACCCTGCAGCGTCGCCTCGGACCCGAGACGGCGCGCGCTGTATCAGAAGACGTGCTCAACCTGCCCCCGAGGCGGGTGAGCGAGCACGTACAGGTCGAGCGCCACAAGACGCGCGACGGCGAGTACCTGTCGGTCAGTGCATCGCGCACACGTCTGCCGCTCGTCGCCTTCTCCCCCAGGTTCAGTCGCACCGAGGGCGTGACCGTCACGACGTGGCGGGACTCCCCGCCGCAGGAACTGCCCCACGGCTTCCGTCGGAAAGATAAGCCTGGCGTCTGGCAGCGCATCCCGGCCCACAAGGCAGCCAAGTTCAGGCCGGCGAAGCGCGGCCGCGCCGACCAGACCGCCGAGGCTCCTTCCGGCCTGGTGGCGCGCCTGCCGATCGTCGAGCGCAAGGGTCCCTCCTTGCATCGCGTCTTCGTGTTCGACGGCCCCCGTGCGGGCCACACGGACATCCGACCCCGCTTGTCGGCCTTCGTCCAAGAAACCCTTTCCCGTGAAATCGCCCGGCAGCTGCGGGCCGAGACCTGAGGCCCATGGCTAGCAAACCCACCTACGAGGAGGTCCTCCGCTACGTCGTCGAAGCGACCGGCGACAAGGACATCGCCGCGATCGCGCGCCAGATCCTCAACCTCAGCGATGCCAGCGATGAGGCGAAGGAAAGCACGGCCCGGCTGCTGGAGGGCTTTGCTGACGCCCAAGGTCTGGAACGGTCCGCAAAGGCCTTCCGCGCACTCGGCACCGAGATCACGGAGCTGCAGGGGCGCTACACGGCGACGCAGTCGCGCATCACCGAGCTCACGACGGAGATGGCGAAGGTCGAGCAGCCCACCCGGCGACAGGAGCAGGAGCTTCGCAAACTCACGCGCCAGCTCAGCGAAACCGGCAGCGAGCTGCTGTCCCTGCGTACGAAGTGGCAGGAGCAGCGCGAGACGCTGGAGGCCGCAGGCGTCTCGACCCAGCGCTACGGCACCATCGCCGGGCAGGTGGAGGACATCCAGCGGCGGCTGGCGCAGGGCATCCAGGACCACGCGCAGGCGCTGCTGAAAGCACAGCAGGCGCAGGAGCGCGCCGCGGAGTTCGCGGGTCGCCTGAACAAGGAACTGGACGAGCAGGGCAGGACCACGCTCGACGCCGCCGGCGACCTGAAGCAATACGAGCGCGCCGCGGATGCCGCCGGAAAGCAGACGCGCCAGCTCGCGCACGAAGCCGAAGCCTCCACTTCGATCTTCGACAAGCTGCGTGCAGCCGCCGGCGCCGTGTTCGCGTTCTTCACCGTCGACAAGTTGGTGGACGGGCTGAAGTCGGTCGTGGCCGAGGGCAGCAAGGGTGAGCAGGAACTGGCCCAGCTCGAAGCGGCCCTGGCCTCCACGGGGCGGCAGGCCGAGTTCACGGCCGAACAGCTGGACGCCATGGCCAGCGGGATCGCGCGCGGCTTGTTCGACAAGGGCGACATCACCAACGCCCAGACTCGCCTGCTCACGTACACGAACATCGTGGGCGAGATGTTCCCCCGTGCCCTGCAGATCTCGATCGACCAAGCGCAGCGCCTGGGGATCAGTGTCGAGTCGTCCGCGGAGCTGATCGGTAGGGCGCTACAGACGCCGTCGAAGGCGATGGAGGCCCTGAGCCGGCAGGGCTTTAAGCTCGAGGCGAGCCAGAAGCAGCTCATCAAGGAACTGGAGGCGACGGGCAAGACCGCCGAGGCCCAGGCCGTGATCATGGATCTGCTGGTCGAGTCGTACGGCGGCGCCGCGGCCGCCGCTCAGACCAACACGATCCTTGGCCTGTGGGAGCGCCTGCGCGAGACCTGGCGGGACTGGCAGCAGGACGTCGCCAACCGCGGCGTGCTGAACTACTTCAAGGACCAGATCCGCCAGATCCTTGAATCGACGGCCCGCCTCGCGGAAGACGGCACGCTGGGCCGTTGGGCCCAGCAGACCGCCGACGCCATCGTCCGACTTTCCGAGTTTCTGAAGGCCTCGGTTCGCACGCTGTTCGAGCACCGCGATGCGATCGTGCTTGCAGCGAAGGCCTACGCCGCGTTCAAGATCGGTGGCGCGATCCTGCAGATGAACCAGTGGCGCTTGGCGCTCATGGCGTCCACGCGAGAGGCGTTGTTGAACGCTGCCGCCATGCGTGGAGTGGGTGCTCGCGCAACGCAACTTGGAACCATCCTCCGCGCGCTGCCGACCAGCCTGAAGATCGGCGTCGCCCTGGTGGGCGTGGATCTGGCGATGCGATATGCCGCCGATCTCGGGGAAGCGCTTGCGAAGAACAGTGACGCGGCCGAGCACCTTGCCGAGGTGCAACGCCAGGTCCAGCAGGAGATGGAGGCTGCCGCCGCCGGATATGCTGAGAATGCGCGCGCGCTGGAACAGTACGCCCACCAGACCACGCTGACCGCTGAACAGGTACTGGCGCTGACGGAGGCCGAGCGCGCCGGCTACTCCGACCGGCTGGAAGGCCTGCGTCGCTACCTGGTTCAGCTGAGCCTGTACTACACCGCCATGAAGGAGGCGGGGGCGCTCACGCCCGAGATGGCGCGCGACTGGGAGGCTGTGCAGCAGCGCCTGGTCCGGGTTCAGACGGCACTGCAGGATGTCGGGAAAGCTGCCGACGCCACCGCGCGTGGGCTGGAGCAGGGCATCCCTGCCGCGGCCCAGCTGATTGTGGACAAGCTCGACGGCGTAGCCAGCAGCGCGAAGCTGGCCGTCAGCTCGGTCCGGGACCTGTTCGAGGGGCTCAACTTCGCCGACGACAAGTCCCTGGGCGACGTCGCGCTGGCGCTGGCGGCGGTGTCCGAGCAGGGTGCCGCAGCTGACCGCAATGTCCGCGACGGCCTTCTGCAGACCATTCGGCAACTGTCCGGCGAGGAGCTGCTGCGCTTCCAAGCGGCAAGCCAAGCCGCCTTCGATCAGTTCAACACCGCGCCGGCGCAGGCTGCCGCAATCCTCGACACCACCCTGTTCGCCGCCATGGAGCGGCTCGGGGTGTCCGCTGAGCGCACAAATGCGAAGTTCACCGACTTCGGGCGCGATGCGATCGCCAGCTTCGGTGCGGTGCTGGAGAACGCCAACGCGACAAGCGCCCAGATCGAGACCGCGTTCCGCGCTGCGCTCGACCGCGTGGGAACGCTGGAAGAAGCGAAGACGCTGGGCACTCTCCTGCGCTCCGCCGGCGAGCAGGGGAAGATCGGCTTCGACGCGGCGGCGCGATCTGCCGGCGCGCTGGAGGCAAGGATCCGCGGCATCACCGCTGCCATGGATCCGCTGGTCGACGAGTTCGAAGCGCTGGGCATCAAGTCCCAGGCCTCGCTCAACGCCGCCGCCGAGGCCGCGCGCAGCAGCTTCGAAGCAATCCGACGGGGGGCCGCGGAGGGCAAGGCGAGTGTCGAGGACGTGCGCCGCGCCTACGACGCCTACGCCCGCACCGCACGGGAGGCTGTGGCCGACTCAGACAGTTCCGCCAAGGCTCGCGTGGAGAGCGAGCTGTCGGTATTGGAGGCCATCTACGACGTCAACGACGGCCTGAAGGAAATGACCCGGGCCGGGGCAGATGCCGGCTCGGCCGTGGCAGCAGGTGCGAACGAGGCGGCGCGCGCGCTGGAGAGCGTGGGCTCTTCGGGCGGGGCTGCTGGCCAGGCGGTCAGCCAAGTGGGGGAGGCCGCATGGGAGGGCAGGCGGGGGCTATACGGCGCGGCCCAGGGCTCGTACGCCCTGGCCCAGGGCTTCGGGGAGCTATCGCAGGCCGCGCTCGACGCCTACATGGCGACCAACAAGACCATCAGCCCACTCACCAGCGGTGGCAAGGACATCTTCCCGATGTTCAACGCCATCAACAACGTGACCGATCGGATCCGGGAGCAGAAGGAAGCGCTGGACCAGGAGCTGAAGTCGCTTCAGAAGACGGCCTCCGGCTACGACGAACTTGAGGAACGGCGTGTCCAGCTCCAGAAGAAGTACGGCTTGTTGGGCGCTTCTCAGGTGGAGCAGATCCTGCAGCTGGAGCAGCAGAACGAGCAGAAGCGAAAGGCTCGCATCGCCGAGGAGCAGCGTGAACGAGAGGCGCAGCGCGCGGCGGACGCGAAGCGACTGGAGGCGGCGGACCAGCTGCAGAAGGTTGCCGGGTCTGATCGCATCCCCGTTTCCGATGGAAAGCTCACCGTCGTGCTCGAGCATCCAGAGCCAGTCTCAGGTGGCGAAATGTCGCCGCAGGAGCGACGCGCCGCTGATCGAATCCTCGCCTACATCCTGCCGCGCCTTGTGCGCGAGCTCGCTCGAATGAAGTCCATCACCGTCACCCAGAGGCCGCGTCCGCGATGACCGATATCACTCTGGCCGGGATCACGTTACCGGGGGACCTCGTCTGGTCAGATGAGTTCCAATCGTGGAAGGTCGGACAGGCGCGCAAGACTTCGCTCACGGGCGCGCTGATCCTGCATGTCGGAACTCTGCAGGCCGGCCGGCCGATCACCCTGGAGACGTCGCAGGAAGGCGACAACTG